AGTAATTTTCCCCTTTTGTAAATTTGTAGATATTTACGCATTCATTAAAATCACATATTATTGCAATAACTAGCTTTTTATTAAGTTTCTTATTATTACATCAATTATGAGTATAACTCAAATATTGTATTTTCTCAATATTATTTTAATTATTTTGTAGAAAAATGTAAAAGCATTAGATAATTAACAGTACTGTGAGATATATGTAAAGAAAACTATAAATACTTATCCATTAAAATATTATTTACAAAACAAAAAGCGGGCGAGGATGCATTAATTGCAATCCTCGCCCGCTCATTTTATCACTTATTATATTTTATACTTATGCTATTTTTATTGAGCCTTGGGTTAGTGGTCCTGCTTTGCCGTCAGCTTCAAGTTGTCTGCCGTGTATATCTTGATGCTGTGCTTGGAAATGTGCAACCGCCTGCTCTGTGAGTGGTCCATATATTCCGTCAATCTTGTCGTGATAAAATCCAAGCTGTGTGAGTTGCCATTGCAGCCATTTAACATCTTTGCCACGATAGCCTCTTTTAAGTGCCCTTGTTGGTGCTGGGTATGGGTTTGTTACGAGTCTTTGTTTTTCGGGATCTACATATGAACAAGAGCGTAACAAATCCCATGTCATATGATTAATTTGATAATCTGTAAGTCCTGACAAGTCCCTAATGCCAAGATGAAGGTGAATGCCTGTTGCTCGGCCTGTCATTCCAGTGTAGCCAATCAATGCTCCCTTTTCAACTCTTTGACCTGATTTTACTACATATCTATCCAAATGATAATATATGTACGCCTTTTTTAGTCTCGGATAAATCATCCAAGCATACAAAGCACCGTCACTGTTGGATTTGCCTACTGAAAAAATATAGCAGTCATCTTCAATTGTGTATTGGGGTAGTCTAATGCCATATGTGTTATAATCTGCACCGCTGTGAAATCCTGCAGGTGCAATTATTCTGCCATTTTTAATAACTGCTGGTCGATTACCAAACGGTGAACTCAACACATGTTTGCCACCATTAAAGATTAAATTTGAAATTGTACTCATTTTTTCATGTCCCCTTTACTAATCTTAGTTAATACTTCAATTGCATTTGCTAATGGTTCTGGCCATTTTAAACCCATTAAACCAACATTCTCAGCTATACTAAGCGTCTCATTTAAGATAAAACTAACCACAACGGTATTCTTCAAAAAGCTTGTATTCATAACGAGGTCAAGCCTGTATGCCACTAAAACAACTAAAAGGATTACGCCTTTTCTGCATAGTCCTTTAAATCCCGCTCTTGATTCCAGTGCACCGTTCTCAGTTTTTCTTGAGTTTTTGAAAACCCCTGCAACTATAATACCTGTTATGTAATCAACTGCCATGAAAATTAATAGAGTTGTCATTGCTCCATCCCACCCTCCAAACAGTGATGCGATGAATCCACCAAACACACACGCACAAGTTATAATACTTTCTTTGCTCATTTCTTCATTCCTTTCATAAAGAAAGCCCCTGAAAATAGGGGCTTTAATAAATTATTTAAATTTATACTTATTCAAAATTACCCTTGATTCCTGTTATGTAGCAATCACCGATAGCATTGTTTCGGCTTATCGTAACACGAATATTTACGCCCCAGTCGGTAGCTTGTTTAATCGGATTTGAGAATACATGAGCGTGTTTTGCCATTGCTGCTTTTGTTGCATCTTCCCATGCTGGTGCTGGATCATTTGCGTTGTTGCAAGTCTCAACTTTTATATTCGCTCCTGCGGGTACTTGTGCCACTACATCAATGTTAATTCTTTTCGGTTGTGTTACTGACGATAAGGGCTGTGCAAGCATTACCGATATACAATCTACTTGCTTTGTAAATGTCATTGTTCGGGTTGATGCATCACCTAAAGCATCTGTGGCAGTAACTGTAAGCGTATGCTCTCCCCTCGAGAGTTTAAGCCAGTTTGTACCGCTCACGCTCATTGTTTCTGCTTCGCCAAGCTGTACGGTATATGAACGGATTAACTCGCCGTTTACTCTCTCCTGTACTGTGGTTACTCTATCATCAGTAACGGTGTACTCATATAAAAAGGCATCTAACTTAATACCAAGCGTACCGTCATCACCGCTAATAGTTGGCGGTTGATTCCAGAGTATATATGCTGAATCTGTATCAGCTGTTTGCGACACTAAAACAGAAGATGGAATATTACACAGCGGACGAACACCCCTATATCCATAAGAAGCAGGAGCATCATTTCGGCTACCCCAAGAATTCACCTCTCTAGCTCTACTTGCGTAGTTAGCGGAAGGAGTACGGAGCCACCAATACCAAGGGCTGTCTGCATTCAAAGTAGCGGAAACATAAGTGTTGTTACTTACTGCTTGCGTTGTTGGTTTAGCAAGGCGGGTTGTATCGTTGCCGAAGATTGCAAGCCTTGCACCCTCTGCTATACTGTTTTCATCTTGTAATGAAATCTCTGTAGTTGATGCTAAAAATATCTTATCTGTGATTGTTTCGCTTCCGCCACCGTCTGCCACTGTATTTTTTGCAACTATAAGATTTGTGGGAAGTAAAGCGTTGATAAGATTTGTACTAAAGCTGTTCAAAAATCCTGCTTGTGTGTCATATGGGTTATGTCCGTCTTTAACATTCTCTACCGTAGGTGGTGTATCTTCTGGGTTTTGAGCGGTATACCATTCGCCCGCTCCAGCAGAGCTATTGAGCCATTGGCGTAAATTTGAGCAAGTATAGCGGTTACTTCCAGTTTGCTGTCTGTCGGCATTGCTACTATTTGGCTCTTTGGCATCAAATGCTTTCACTGTTAAAATTCTATCTGATATAAGCGTTACACTGTTTGCTGGGTAGCCACTATGGTTTTTGTCTGCAATTTTCCATACAATCGGTTCACCATAATATGTAGTGCCCATATCTTTTATAAGCGTACCTACCGCTAAATCGCTTAGTTTTTTTGGCATTATTCATCCTCCTTTTAACATTCAATACGCTGTAGGCTTTCGTTCCACAAGCCGTTTGCTATAACGCCATCTACATTGTCAAACCGTATTAAATATGGGTTGGTTTTAATATCATTTAAAATCATGCTTTCAAGCATTGTAACCTTTGAAGTTAGAGCAGAAATCAGATTAAGTATATTGGTTTCTGCATTTGTGTCTAAAACATCCTGCAAGCCATTAAACCAAGTTGAAAACTCCGCTGTGGCCTGTGTTTTATAATCTTTAAACCACGCTTGCAATGCTATAAACTCATTGCCTCCCTGCTGTTTCAGGCTCTCAAATACCGCTAAAAGCGTTTGGTATTCTAAATTACTTAGGTTTTGATATTCTTTAAACCATGCTTCAAGCTTTGCTGCAAGCTGTGATGTGTCGATTGTCTGCACTGCTTGTGTAACAATCCCGCAAATATGGCTATTATAGCGTTGGTCTGTTATGTTGCTTTGCACTATTTCTATAACACCGTTATTTACTAAAACATCAGCTATTGCAAGCTCATAAATATCTGCATCTCTTTGCAAATCAGTAGCAACAGGTGTGCTTGCATAATCGCCTTTTTTGACTGCTATTATAATGTTTCTGTTTTTCAAGCTCCAGCGTATAACAATGCGGTCAATTCGCTTTAAAACGCCATCGGCAGTATCAAGCTGTATGTTTGTATCTGTTGTGTTATAGAAAAAATAGCCGTTTATCCATGCTTTGCCAGCTTTAACGGTTAGTATCATGTTGCTGTTTGCCTGTACCATTAAGTTTGTTGCTGGACTTGGGAAAACACCATTGCCTATAAATGAAGAGAAATACTCTGCCCATTCTTCGGCCTTGTATTTTCTGTCTCCGTTTACAGAGTTGAAGAAACTATATTTTTGCATCTTATCACCTCATTTTGTTTATCTTTTCAAATAGAGTAGGTAAGCTCTCGCCAAAGGTAACATCTACATTATTGCTGTTTTGCTGGTATGTTTCTGCTACCTCTGTAATTCTTACATTGATTTTTATACCCCATCTTTTGTTAATACAAGTAACTCTATCTCCAATGTCAAAATTCTTTTTATACTCCAAATTACCATGAGCGTTAATCTTGCTACTAAAGTTCAGCGTTTCGGTGTATTGCTCCAAATCTCTTTCGCCTCGAGCCATAAGCCGTTGTATATACTCTTCGAGTGTCAATGTTACTTCGGTATCGCCGTCTTTATATGTCTTTGTAATATCTGAAGCATTTATAAAGATTTCTTTGCGGTCCAAACCGCTTGCTGTTCCTATTGCTACTATTTGCCTTGCTACTCCCTCTTTTTCTTCACCGCCGACATAACAAGCAGAGCGTAGATTTTCTGTGCTGTTTTCATACTCCTGCTCATAAATGTTGTCGTACTCCTGAGAAAAGATGCAAGAGCGATACTGTGCTTGCTCTGCTGTTAAATCTCTGCCTTTATACACCTTGAAAATGTGCTTCTTGCTTCTGATATCAGTTTGTATCACAAAGCCAAGTTTAGAGGCTTTTGCCACTGCTTCTACCGCCAACTGGCAGGATATAAAAGGCTCGGAGGTGTAACTAATAACTCCACTTCCAAGCTCTGTCGGATTTTGCAAAAGCTCCAAAAGAGGTATTACCCTTGCTGAATCTGTTGGAGCTATTAAGTTTTCGGTTACAATGCGGTCGAGTATGCTTTGGCTTGTTGCAGAGGTTATGATTTGCTTTACAAGTATTCTGCTGTTAAGCCAATTGGTTAAAAACTTGCCTTGTACTTCTATTTCTTCTTTGCCAATGGCGTTTTTCTTGATATTGGTATAGATTATTTCCGCCGCTTCGTTATCGCCCTGCTTCATAATAAGGTTACCTTTTACAAGATGTTTTCTGTTATCCTCTGTGAACGGTACAAGAAGCTTAAACTCTCCTACACTCCAGTAACGCCTTATCCAGATAAAAGAGGATATTTCATCTATAACACCTTTTAGGGTTAGTGCCTTATCGTATACATAAAGCTCCACGCACTACACCCCCAAGTATTTATTGTTGTGATATATGGATACCTCTAAGTTTTCGCCACCGTTTTCGGCTTCGTGCCTAAAAAGGTTATCCCCTAACGCAAGCTGTATATAGGTGCTGTCAACATCCAAGTACCTGAAAGCATCCTCGGTTAATCCGTTTCTGGTTAGCGTGATTCTCTTTTTGCCGTAGTAGGTCGATACCGTAAGCACATCTTCGGCATGCAAAGTAAGGTCGTTGAACTTTATAAACTCGCCTGTATTTACATTGAGTATTTTTGGACTACTTACTGTTCCAATGGCTCTAAAGTCAACTCTCATACCAGTTTTAACATCACCGCCGTTATAAACATTAACTATTAAGCTCGGTGACCTGTAACCTAAATCCATGCCTGTGTCGGCTGGTATTTCTAAAGAAAACTCAAGCCCACCAATCCAGCTTGCAATATCATCTCTGCTATCATCTTCATTTTTCCAAAATGGATTAAGGCAGAGTAATTGTATTGTGAAACCTTGAAAGATACTCTTTTTATGAAACACTGGAGCGTTATCTACTTTGCAGTCTATAATCCTTACGAAGTCACCGTACTGATATGTAAGAGTTGCATTAAGCTGTGGATTAAGCACATGGCTTAGGTTTCGGCGGTGTTGTATTACTGCATCTTTGGCACGCTCGTTTATGTTGCCTACTATCTCTATTTCTCGGCTCTCTATTCGGTTACCTAAGTAGGTATCACCGTCCTGCCCCATGCTATTAAATGAATAAATAGAGTTGCGAATATCACTAAGCCCGCTCACTTCGTTTGTGTGATATACAGAAGCGTGGGAAAACTCTATGCTTTCTCCACGCTCATTTGTATATATAAGTTTTTCTATTTTCCGCACGCTTCTACACCTGCCTTGCAATCAATTTGAATTGTTTTGTCGCTTCTCTTTGCTGGGCTACATAGTCATATTGTGGCGTGTAAATATTTTGTGTTACTTGTACTTGTGGCTTTATATTTTCACTTCTTGCAATCGCTTTACCGTCTGTAAAGTAGTTTACCTTGCCATTAACATCAAAGTCTGTAGGTATGGCATTTTTTATATCTCTTTCCACACCTTTCATTTGCTTTGAAAAGCCAACATCTAAACCCTCTGCCATATTTACACCGATACCAGCAAACACCCTTGACGGTGAATGTATTCCAAGCTTATCTTTTATACCCTTAACCATGCCATCAGAGAAGCTGTTTATTTTATCCCCTATCCACTTTGTCATGGACTTTATGCCATCCCAAATTCCACGAACGATATTAGCTCCAATTTCTACAATGTCACCAATGTTATCTGTAAATGCTTTTACAATAGCTTTGATAATTTGAGGTATATTTGATACAAGTTGCGGTATGGCTTTTAAAAGTCCACTTCCAAGATGCCCAAGGTATTCAGTGCCTTGATTTAAAATCTTAGGAAGCCCCGCTTTAAGCCCAGCGACTATGCCTGAAACAATTTGAGGTGTCGCCTCAACCAGCTTGTGTATTGCTGCTACAATTCCTGTAATAAGAGCTGCTATTATTTTATCTGCACTTTCTATAAGCTTGGGGTGGCCCTCTATCAGCCCATTAACGATAGCTAATATAATTTCTGGGATAGCTTCTATAAGAATTGGAAGTGCTTCTATTAGTCCAAAGGCTAACCCCTCTATAAGCTGTAATGCACAATCAATTATCATTGGGATATTGTGCACAAGCTCCTTTACTATGAATAAAACTACCTCAACTATTTTTGGTATCAGCTCTGGCAGGGCTTTTGCGAGTCCTTTGCCAAGTTCCAAAATAATTTGCAGTGCACCGTCAATAACTTTTGGGAGCATATCTATAAGCCCTTTCACAAGGCTAATAATGATATTTGCCGCCGCCATAAAGATCGTAGGTAGGTTGTTAACCAAGCCATCTGCTAAGCCCATAATAATTTTAGTTGCGAACGTTTCAAATTCTGGGAGCTTTTCGCTTAGCCCGTTTATCATATCGGAAATGCCTTTACCAAAAGCATTCGCCATTGCTGTAATATCTCCGCTGGAGCTTTTCGCCGCATTAGTCATTGTAGTAGCAAACTCGCTTAAAAGCGGTGTTAATTCTTGCCCTAAAGGTAAAATTAAACTTGTTTTCATAATACGCCCAAGCCCTGTAAATGCTTCACCTACTGTGTCATATTTGACCTTGTTAATATTAGCCATTGCATCGGTTGTTGTGGATATTTCGCCGTTAATGTTGGTTAGAGCTTTTACACCCTCCGCTCCTAAGTCCTCCCACATCGTACCGAATAATTGAACGCCTAAAGCGTTTTGCTTTACTGGATCTTCCATCTTAAAAAGTTCGGAAGTCAACCTAGCGAACGCCGCCGATGCTTCCTCTCCGCCACTTACAAAGGCTTTTGTAGTTTCTTCTACGCTTAGCCCCAAACTCTTAAAGGCTTTATCTGCCGTTCCGTCTTTAACTCTTATTCCAAACTCCTTAACCGCATCCCCCAGCTTGTCAACACTAAAAGTACCGCTCTCTACTCCATTTGCAAAGGAATTAAACATCTGCTCTGCATCAAGTCCTAAGTTCTTAAAGTGTACGGAATACTCGTTAATGCTATCTAAAAAATCGCCGTTTTTATTCAAGCCGTTTTGAGATCCTTGTGCAATAAGGTTAAAGGCTTCCTCTCCGCTTATTCCAAATTGATCCATAAGCATATTAACGGCTCGCATTTGCTCTTGTATGTCATACTTAAAGGTATCACGCAAGGCTAGGGCGGAGGTTGTAAGCTTCTCTACATTTGTTGGATCTGTATCCTTTGCGGACTGAGCAACAATAGCCATAGAATCGGCGATGTCATCGAAGCTCTCGCCGTAATTGCCGTTGTAAATATTGAGCATGGCATCTTCAAAGCCATTTGCTCCCGCTTCGGCTATTCTTGTTGAGGCTTCAAAGTCATTTAACGCTCCTTTTACATCGTCTGCTACTTTTGTTGCATAACCTAAGCCGCCTACTATTGCTGTGCCTACTGCCGCCATACCAACGCCAAAGCCTTTAGCTAAAGAGCCAAGAGT